TCACAACAGCTCTCCGCGATCGATGCGCCCATTCAAGGGTGAGACATGCACATCACGGAAAAGCCAACAATCTCCAACTTATAGGTAGTGTCCCGGTCTGACCAACGGTGCACGAGGGGGAATCTCGTGTTGACATAACATTGAGAGGCCGCTACTCTAGCGGCTCAGGGCTCTCCAGCCCTCCAGCAGTTAATTCTGCAAGACGTTCGTAAGAAGAGATTAGAACCTCTACCTGATTCACAACAACATATCAGAACCGACGAACCACCATTCTCAAAGTGCTCAAGTGCCAAGTGCGGCGCATGAAAGCGACTTACTCCACTCACCCTCGGGTGCAGACCAACTTTCGGAGTTAACCTAGTATTGGACTGTGGACGACAGACGTTTAAAGAATGGGACGTCGATCCTCATAAGGAATTCCTCATCCTCCTGAAGGACCCCACACGTACATCGAGTACAACATTACTTACCATACCCTTTCGGTACTACTCACGGATCATCGCAATTGCTCACCGTTTTCGTAGGAAGTTTCTTTGTGTCTTCACGTGTGAAACCCGTCAGAATGTAGAAAAGTTTCATTAGGAACGTAGTTACGTAGCTGAATAGCTAGCCGACCACTTCGTCGGAAAGTGCAGCTTATTTCAAAGACTGCACGCGCGCCGGCTGAACCGAAGACCGAGCAACAGGCTCAGGTTCTTTCGCGCGCAGCACTCGAGGTGTCAAATCGACAAAGCTCTCGAGCTCGGTATCCTCACCGTTCGGAGGACAGGGTCGTTTAACGTCTCCCCTATCATGAGACTGAAGCGAAAGGCTCTTGGCTTGCGCAGATCTGCGCTTCTCGACGAAGTTGATCGAACCATCTGCAGGGTAGGCGTTAAACCCATACAGATCAAGAACAAAGACCCACCGGAATCGGCCTAAGTTCTGGACACTAGCGGTCTGCGCAGTGTCGGTGATCGCCAAAACGACGCCTTGAAAAAGCAACTCAAGGTCGGCATTGGCGACGCTCGTCGCGACAGAAGCTCCTGCGGCGGTGATTTCCCAGAGACGGTCACCACCCGAGGTCTTCATGTCCTCAATCAGCTTGATGTCACACTGAGGCGTCCACCAAGGGAACCTCGACACGACCCCAGACGCAGCAGCAATCTGTGTCGTCGTGTTAGATGTAAGTGCAACATTCATGCCGCTGTTGGTATCGCGGTCATAGCTGACTTGGACTGAACCGATAGTCGAGGTAGGAGCCTCCCCCTCATATCGGAGCCAGAGGCGTCGAAAACGAAATGCGCGGAAGTATTGCGCAATCGATGCGATGCAATTCGGAGTCGTCCCGAAGAGGCTGGTGCCTCGACCACTGCGTGTTGAATTGATGAACGCAGTCGGACTGATCGCAAAGAACTGCCCAAGATCATTGGCAGTGTTCGACGCAGAGCTGAAAGCACCCGTGGTGACAGCGGTCCCACTCGCTATCAACCCCATGGAATCGTCTTGGTTATTTGGGATTTCACCGACGATCCGCATCCCACCTTCAGGATAATCATCATGGTAGGCGGCAGCTCCGAACTTTTGTTTCATGAAGTTCGTACTGAAAGCTTGGGAGCTGACAGGTGCTGACCGGATGGTTGAAGAGGTGCCGCGAAGACCGTGGGAACGATCCGCGCGTCGCTTCTTTGGTGCGGCTAGTAAAAGCTGAGCCGACAAACCGAGGTGTTTTGACATACGCCGGTTGTTCGCCGCTTGCTTAGCTTTCTT